GCACCGCAGCCCGCACCGCAGCCCGTGCCGCAGCCCGCGCCGCAGCCCGCGCCGCAGTATGACGGCCTTGAAACCCTGTTGCAACAGATTTTGCAGGGCCAGCAGACCAGCGCCCAGGCAATGCAGACTATGACCCAGACGTTGCAGGCAAACGCGCTGGGCCTTGGTATCCAGCAGCAGCCGGCGGCGGATGCCGCAACGGTGACGGCCCGAATCATCGATCCGACTTATGGAAAGGAAGTGAAGTAATATGCCTACCGGTATGGATTTTGCGGACATTGCCGCAATTCTGACAGAGATTAACAAACTGGCCACCGGGCAGACGCCGACGTCGCCCATCGTGAACACAAGCGGTTTCGTTTCTGTTGCGCAGGCCACGTTGCAGACCGGTGCCGACAACTACACCAAGGCGATTAGCCAGGTGTTGGGCCGCACCATCTTTGCTGTCCGCCCCTATGACGCGCCCTTGAAGCGCTTGCAGGTTACGGGCGACGACTGGTCGAACCATGTGCGGAAGATCAATTTCTGCGATACTGCCCCCGTCACCGACAAGGCGTGGGCACTTACGGAAGGTCAGAGCGTGGATATGTATGAAGTCCATAAGCCTAAAGTCCTTCAAACTAACTACTATGGCCAGACCAATTACAGCCGCGTGTACACGCAGGCTGATACCCAGATGGAAGCGGCCTTCAAAGGCCCCGAGGAACTGGCGCAGTTCTGGGCGTCTTTCGTGCTGCACCTGTCGAACCAGATTGAGGCGGACCGCCGTAACCTTGCCAACAACCTGATGGCCAATCATCTGACCGGCATGACGGCGACCAGCCCGAAGAGCGTCATTTATCTGCTTGATGAGTACAACGCCCAGCAGGGCACGAAACTGACCGTTCAGGACGTGTATAAGGAAGCGAACTTCCCGGGGTTTGCCAAATACGCATATGGTCGTATCAATGACATTTCCCGCCTGATGAAGGAACGCACCATCAACTGGCATCAGAACTGGACGATCGGCAGCACGACGTACAACATCATGCGACACACTCCCTATGATCGCCAGCACCTCTATCTGTACAGCGGTACGCAGAGCCAGATCGACGCCCGCGTGATTCCCGAAGTGTTCCATGACAATATGCTGAAATACCGTGACGCGGAACAGGTCACTTTCTGGCAGAACATCGACGAGCGCGAGACCATTTCTGCAACACCTATCGTGACCAACACTAGCGGCGTAGCCTCCAAGCGTGACGCGGTGAAGCTCTCCAATGTGTTCGGTTGCCTGCTGGACTGGGATGCCATCGGATACACTCCGAAGCTGTCCCGCGTGGTTCCTACGCCCATGAACGCCCGTGGCCTGTATACGAACTTCTGGTACCACTACGGATGGTCGTGGTACGATGACTTCACCGAGAACGCCGTGCTCTTCCTGATGACCTCCGGCGACGTTACCGCGCCGGGCGGTGACCAGGTGGCAAAAGCCTCCACCCTGAAAACCACCACGCACAAGGACGAGGACCCCTCGAAGTCCTGACCGGCACCGGCGGGCATCTGCCCGCCGGTTATTTTATAGGAGGTGCAAAATGCAAGCTACCTTTTATCAGTTTGCAAAGCGCACAAACAGCACAAAGCGGCCCAGCGGTGGGCAGGATTTCGGAATTGACCTTAAAGCCCCTTGCAACATCATTGACCCCGAGATCAAGATTGCAACACAAAGCGACCCCACCGGGTACAATTATTGTTACCTTCCCACATTCAGCCGGTATTACTGGGTCAAAAATTGGACGTATGTCGACGGTCTCTGGAATGCCTCGCTAACTGTTGACACGCTGGCAAGCTACCGCGACGAGATCGGGCATTCTACCGAATATGTGGTTAGATCGTCAGCAAAGTTTGACCCAAAAATTGCAGATAATTTGTACCCCACAAAAGCAACGACCACCACGAGAACCATTTATGCAAATTCAACGCCGTTCACGGATGACCCGGAAAGTGGTAGTCAAGGATTTTTTGTTGCGGCCGTCAATGCCCCTGGGTATGTGTCATTCGGTGGCGCGATTTATTTTGCAATGAGTGGCACCACGTTTCAAAAGCTTATGGCGGCTCTTTTGCAAAATACTGATTATCTGGATATTAGCGCCGAAGAGATCAGCAGCAACTTAACTAAAGCGTTGTTCAATCCTATTCAGTACATTTCAAAAGCGTTTTGGATACCGTGTGGCAACGCTGCCATTGGCACCCCCATAACAGAAATCCCCGTCGGTTGGTGGAAAATGCAAAACGTGGGGAACGCTTATGTCATTCAGAATACCAATGACAAAAACGTTTTTACGTTCAGCATCTCGACCCCCCATCATCCGCAGCACATTACAAGGGGCGTTTATACAGACGGGGCACCCTATTCCGAGTATACGCTGTATTGTCCGCCTTTTGGGGAAATCAAATTAAATGCAAACCTGTTTGTGTTGCAAAGCACGTTGTATTGTAGATTAACTGTCGATTACCGTACCGGCGATGCAATACTGGACTTGTCATTTAATAAAGATTTCAATACTATCTTCTTTTCCACGTCAGGCAACGTCTCGGTACCTGTGCAATTGGCGCAGATCACGACCAATGTAAATGAATTAGCAAGTTTGGGTGGGCTGATTCAAACCGCGGTGGGTGCTGTTGCAGGTGGTATCGAGTCCTTTTTCGGTGGGGGCGATGTTATAAACGGTATTGCCTCCGGTGCCCAGCAAATGACCGTTTCGAGTCAATCAAAAGGCGGAGGGGCCAGCGTCGCAAAATATGGCATCACCCCATATTTGACAGGCGCGTTTTATGATCTTGTGGACGACAACAACGAACACCACGGGCGGCCCCTGTGTCAGAAGGTGCAGCTGTTCAGTATCCCGGGGTTCATTATGGTAGACGACCCCGATATTGCGTTGCCCGCCACAGCCGCCGAGATTGACAGCGTCAAAAGCTATATGAAAAATGGATTCTTTTTAGAGTAGGAGGCATACACAATGGCAGTATATAAACAGTGTATTACTGACGTGTCGCCAATCAGAGTGACCGCCGGTTATCCGGCGTACTCGGACGGAAGCCCCCACAGGGGCATTGACACGGTTCACGGCAATCATAAAGCCTACGCGCCCGAGGCGGGCGTTGTGGTTGTGGCCCAGCACTGGAACGGCAGCACCTCGGGCGATCAGTCGTGGGGCAATATGATCAAAGTCAGAATGGCCGACGGCACCACCTGGCGAGCCGCGCACTTTGCCTCGCAAATTTGGAACGTGGGCGACACTATTTCCAAGGGTCAGTTTATCGGCACGCAGGGCAACACCGGCTACGTAACGGGCATTCACACGCATTGGGAGTACGCCGATGCCGCCGGAAACCTGAGGGACCCGTCCACCATTATCAGAATCCCGAATCAGGTCGGCACATGGGAAGTAGAATGGGACTCCGGCGGAGGCCNGCCGGGTCCCGGGCCGGGTCCCGGCCCGGGACCTTGGCCAACCGGCAAATTGCCGATTTGGTTACTGTTCAAAATGTCTAAAGGAGGCCGTCTGTTATGAGTGCTCCATACAGCTATGAGCAAATCAACGCTCATGTGTCGCCGGTTACTCCCTCCGTGATGCACACCAAAGGCAACAGCTTATCCTATTATTTCCGCAAATATCTGTTCCTTGAAGCTGTGTCTATGGTCCGCTGGACGCTCCCCGACACATGGCCCAGTAACCGCTTGCAATATCTTGTTTTCGGGTCCGGTGGTGTTACGGTGTTCAATACTGACCGCTATGGCCTGGTATATGACCGAATGGGATTGACCGGCATTAACATTTTTTATAATCCTACGCACTCCATCATTGCAAACCCTTTTATCAAAGGGTCCCCCTATTTGCAAATCGGGAAGCAGTGCGAGATCATCAATTTGCAGCCCGATTACCGCGGTATGGTGGATATTGTGGCCTATTATGGGGATATGATGGCCCTTGCTGCCCAAACCATCCAGAGCAATTTAATTAACAGCCGGTTGGCGTATGTGTTTGCCGCTGGTAACAAGGCCGGTGCAGAATCTTTTAAAAAGATGTTCGACCAGATCATGCAGGGCGACCCCGCCGTTTTTGTGGATTCCTCTTTGCTCAAAGCGCCTAAAAATGGGGCATCCGGGCAAGCCCCTTGGATGTACTTTGCGACAGACCTTAAAGGGAACTTCATCACCAACGAACTGCTAACAGCCCTTAAAACCATTAAAGCCCTGTTCGATACGGAAGTTGGCATTCCCAACACCAACACCAGCAAAAAAGAGCGGATGTTAACCGACGAAGTCAATTCTAACAACGTTGAGACAGCCGCCAAAGCGTCGCTATGGTTGGATAGCTTGCAGCATGGGTGTGAGCGGGTTCACAAGCTCTTTGGAATTGACAAATCTACTTTATGGGTCGATTGGCGGTTTCCGCCCGATACTGGGGCGCAGGAGGTGAACAACGATGCACGCAACATTGAGCTTTAACGGCCTGTTGGCAAGATACCCGAAACTGTTCGATGACTTGAAAGTCCCTGACAGTGTATCTAAAGAAACTGTTTGCAATCAATTACTGTTTGATACGCTGGAATTGGAGGTATTATACGCGGACGGCCCCACTATGTGCAGGGCACTGGGCGTCTATTCTGAAACCATGCTTCCGAGCTGGACCCGGTACGCCGAGGCGCTGGGCCTTAAATACGATGCTTTGGCATCCGATGACCGAACCAGAACCACCGACCATGCAGGAACCAGCGGCGGCACAATCAACCGCACAAACGGCGTGAAGGGCACAACTACCCGAGCGCCTAACCTGACCACCACCGGCCAGAATACCGGCAGTGACAGCACCACACGGGACGTTACGGGGTTTGACAGCGGGACATTGCAAACCGCTGAAAAGAGTACTACGGCACTCGGTACTGGGAACACCATTACCAGCAGCGGCACGGACACGACCACCACCGATCAGACCACCACCGATAACAATACTTCGGAGTTGCACGACGGCTACAAAGACACCGTGACCGAGAAGGGCCGGGCAGGGCGAGACCCGCAAGACCTTATTGCCAAAGAGTTGACCCTTGCAATGGAAAATGCAATCCATAAAATCGTTACGGACATCCGGGCAAATTTTTGTTTGCTGGTATATTAAGGAGATGTGATTTATGAATATTAATCCTATTCACAAAGTGCCCTACACCAATTTCCATGATCTCAATCTTGATTGGATTATGGACGAGCTGAACGAATTCAACGCCAAACTGACGAATTTCGTCAGCCTGGCCACGATCAAGTATGCAGACCCTATCCAATGGGACATCACAAGCCAGTATGAGGCGAATACCGTTGTAGTGGACAGCAACGGCAACGCCTATCTTTCCGTAAAGCCAGTGCCGTCCGGTGTTTCTCTGGACCGTACCGATTTCTGGACCAAAATTGGTAATTTTGATGAACTTTGGGCCGATGTGAAAAAAGCCATTACTCCCAACGATGAGGGGCACAGCCCCGCCGCGACAGCGGATAGGGCGGTCAACGATCTTGTCTGGGTAAACGGGGCGCTGGTACGTGTCACAAGAGCAATGATCGCCGGTGATGCTTACGTTCCCGGCTCCAACTGCGTTAGCAGCTCCACAAATGAAGTTCTGCACTACCTTATCACTACATTTAATGAGGGCTTGAGCGCAGAGAAAACGGCCCGGGAGAACGCCGACACCCAGCTTCAGTCGGCTATCGACGCAGAGAAAACGGCCCGGGAGAACGCCGACACCCAGCTACAGACGGCTATTGACGCGGAAACAACGGCCAGAGAAAACGCAGACACCCAGCTTAAGAATAGCATTGGGGACTTACAACTCAATTTTAATAATGAGCTAAAATCTATCCCCGACTGGGCAAACGTTAAAAAATACGGGGCCGTTGGTGATGGATCTACTGATGATACCTCCGCTTTTAACACCGCGAAAAAAACGGGGTTGCCCCTATACATCCCGGATGGCACATTTAAGGTGTCGGGCTTTGAGTCTGCACAAAACGTTCCGGTATATATTGACGGCGTAATTGGCGGAACTATCACCATCAACGGGCCTATTATGGCTAAAAACAAACAAATTTTTGAGGCGGGGTCGTCCGTCACTATTGCAAAACAGTATGCCGACGGGTCCGCAGATTGGTTCCCTGATTTACAGAGTGCTATAAATACTTTGCATAAAGTGCACTTATCAGCTCGGACATATACAGTGTCTACAAATATCACGATCAACAAATCGGGTTTTTCCATGGTGGGGCCCGCATTTTCTGACCAAGCAAATGGTGCCCTCATAATTTTGAAGGGCCCTTCTAGTATTATCGTCGGAGACATTAGTGGCCGACATGTCAATAGTTTTCCTCGTGGCATAACGCTGGAAAATATTGAAATTCGGAATCAGGAGGCAGAGTTCCCTGTAAAGGTTTACGGGGTAGTCTACGGAACTTTCCGGAACCTGTTCGTTATGACGACGTCAAGCGTTGCGGGGGGTGGATTTTACATCACTAAAAATGTCGCGACAGTGTATGAACGTTGTTATGTGCAGTCTGTAGACCATTCCGGAAGCAATAGATTCAGAGCTTTTCACTGCACCGACGAAGGAAACCCGATTTTAGCGGGCGGTAATGCATCCTTGTATCTTGTGCGATGTTCCTACGCTGATACATATAACACCAGCAGCAGTTTTAACTCAGCGGGTTTTGATGTAATAGGCGCGGGGAGCGACGTTTTTTTACTTTCGTGCGAATCGTCAAATGGTGGTTATGGCGTCTCGTACGAGAGCGAGAGTGCTACAGGAGATAACCGTTTTAACGATATTTTAATATCGAACTGCGTATTTGATGGGTGCTCGCAGGGTGGTATTCAGTTTTACAAAACCGCCTTCGGCTGCGTCAGCATCAGTAATACCTATGTAGCTTGTAATCCTAACGGATTGTTTGGGTTACAATTTAACCAATGTAATGGGCTGACATGTGCTGTCAACGGATTACAGCTATTAGGCTTAGGGACTTCCATGATAGGCGTACAGTTTGTCGGGACGGGGGCTAGTGCTATCGGAAATTTTATTACAAAAGGTATCACATATGCCTTTGATGGTGCACCCGCTAATACCGAACTGACATACTTGCACAACGGCACTTTAAAACACTATCCGCTCAAGTAATATCCGTACCCACTCCCCTACCCTAAGGGGTGTGGGTACTATATTTTGTGTCTATTGACATTTTGCACAAAGATTTAGCCGTTGGGCAAGAAAATTTTGTGCAATCTGCTATTACGTGTCCCAATGTCACCATCGGTAAAAGTGATT